TCTGTGACTACATTCGCTTGCGATGAGTCATATGATTGATTCTCAGGTCGGACTCCCCGCCGTAAAGGGGGCAGCTGCTCGTGCTGTGGAAGCACTTGCGGGCTATGCCGTTCTGGGTCCTGACGTCGTAAGTTACGTCAGTGAACTAGCGCAGAAGGATGCGGAATCTTCTATCCGGTGTATCCAGGTTTTCCTGGACACTTACCGGCTGAAGTCTGTAGTACCAGAGCACTTGGTGCCGTACTACAGGGACCTATGGCTGACTGGGGAGTTTATTCCCGTCGCCAAGTGGGCCACCGCATGGTTTCTTGCCGACATGGCCGGTAGGGGCGGAGATCTCGACGGAAAAGAATTCCGGGATCTCCCACCCACGCCAGCATGCTGCGAGGGGCTTGGACCATTCCAAGCGCTCTTTCCAGACTCGCCAAGTCTGGTCAGAGTACTCCGATCTCGGTTACGAGAGACAACGGCAGACAAGGAGCGCCGCCTACCAACACGTAGGGCGATGACACTGGCCTGGTCCTTTCTTGGACTTAAGGCTATGTTTCCGCCCATGTGGGTGGCTGGCGTGGCGAAGTCCCTCGAGGACCACGCCTCCCTGCTTTCGTCTACACCACCTCCTTTGACAGAGGCCGTAACCAACGCGATCATGGCAGTCGGTGAATCCATATCCCGACTGGCCTGCGACACCAGCAGGCCGAATACCACCATCACGTCATACTCCCAGCTTCCCAAGCCCCGCCTATCTTCATCGGCGGGCTGGGTCAAGCTGTTCGACCAGGACACCCAACGTTGGACTACCATGCGGGGCACTCGTGCCGCGCAGTTCCAGCGTTTGCAAGGATTGGCCGGAGGATCGAGTCAAGAACTCTTCTCCATGGCCTACACGCCCCACGCCGGCGTGGTCGAGTTCCGTCAACACCCCTACTCGTTTAGGTGGGATGATTGGGACTTCGATCCTAAAGTGTCCGTGGTCGCCCTGCAGGAACCATTCAAGATTCGTACCATTTCCATCGCTGATGGACCAGCCACCGCTGCCGCGTCTCCTTTGCAGAAGACGTGGCATGGTGTGCTCAAGGGCCTCAATCCCTTCCGACTGGTCGGGGGCGAGCGTGTGGCATCGTCTGTCCTGGGATGGCGGAGACCCGATGGGTCCGCCGTCTTCAGATTTGACGGTACACCGTTCGTTAGCGGAGATTACTCTGCCGCTACTGATCGCCTGAGCATGCTGGCCACCAAGATGATGTTGGGCCAACTCTTGAAGCGGATCGCACTCCCCACGGA